ACGTAGAGGTCATCAAACCGGCAGTCTACCGTGCCGGCGCCGAAAATCAGCGGCTGTCCACCCCAGGCTGATCCGGTAAAGTTGCCGTCGACAGTACAGGACCGCAACTCGCAATTGTAGCGCTGCGGCGTGCCGTTGGTTAGCGGGACATCGCAGAACTCGAATGCTCCGTAGGTCCCGCCGGCCACAAGCTTGAAGATCGTGCGCTGAGGCCCGTCTCCAACGATCTTGACGTTGTCATGCCGGACCTTGATTGCGCCGATGTTGAACGTAGCGGCTGACGTGTCCACCGCGCTCGCCAGCGCTATCATGTAGGTTCCGGCGGGAAACCAGATTTCACCGCCCCCCGCCGTGCCGACGCTGTCGATAAGCGCGTTGATGGCTGCGGTGTCGTCTGTGGACCCGTCTCCGGTTACGCCGTGGTGCAGGGCATTGATCCGGCCCAGGAACGCAAAGGACAGCTCCTCCACGTCACCATCGCCAGCCGATGACCGGCCGAGCACCTTGCCAGAGGCGCACTGCAGCACGTGATTGGCATTCCAGTCCGATGGCTGGACGATGGTATTATCGTCCCCATCGGGGATTGCCGATACGAAGGGATGAGTGAGTGTGACGGCCATCAGTTCATTGCCACCGGTTCAATCCCCATCGCCCGCCCGCTTTCGTCGCGAACAATGCGCTTAGGAGTCATGGCCATACGGGCCAGCCTGTCGATCATGGCCAGCATCTGGCCGTTGTCCTGCTGAGGCGCGGTGCCGGCAGGGTTGGGCATCGCCAGAATTTGAGATGGATCAAGACCGGCCTGGGCCGCCTGGACTGCCAGCTTCATCTTCTGGTCGCCCCACTTGAATTCCATCTGCTGGGCCCGCTCCTGCTTCTTGGCCTCCAGCTCGTCGCTGCGGGCCTGCATTTCGAAGTCATGCGCCTCCCGGTCCATCTTGAGCTTTTCGGCTGCAGGGTCGGGTGGCGGGGGTGGCGGGTTGGCCTGAGCCTGGGCAATCTGCTCCCTAACCTCGTCAATGGTATCCTCGAGCACGCGACCGGCCTTGAAGGATCTGACGCCAAACGACAGCATTTCGAAAATGAGCGGCGTGAGCTGCGGAACGGCCTGGGCCACGGGCAGGGACTTCTGCATGAAATCGCCGATAGCACCGATGACCTCGACGCGGGCGTTCTTTTCGGCCTCAGAGTCCTCAAAAACCGTCGAATCCGTTTCAATGTCAACGCGATAGCTGCGCAGCTTGTCGCTACGGAGAACAGCCATCACATCGTCAATAGCCACATCATCCTGGCTGTCGGGCTCTGCCTCGGCATCCGGGGCTTCCGGCATCTCGCCAGGTTCGGCCGGCATAGCGCCAGGCATCCCGCCCTGCATCTGGGCTTGCTGCTGAGCCAGCATTGCCTGCTGTTGCTCGGCCATTTTCTCCTGCATGATCTGCTCTTTGGTCTTGAGCATCACGCCTGAGATTTCCATAAGCATCTGAGGCTCAATGTGCTCGCAGATCAGCTCGGCCTTAATCCGGTAGCTATCGCGAATCCACCTCTGCACGGCCCGCTGTGACCGCTTGACCCGCAGAGAGCCGAAGTTGGCCTTGATCTGCTGAGCCGTCGCCGTCTCGCCGGCGTCCGATGAGCCTCGCAGAATGTCGGAAATACCCGTTACCTCGTATATCGACTGCACAAGCATATCGCGTGTCTGGTACAGTTGCACCAACACCTGAGCAGCAACCGATATATCCTCGGTCTGGAAGGCGCCCGAAAGGCCGTTCTTGGAGGCGAGAAACGAACTCATGTTCGGAGAGGCGATGAATTCATTGTCGCCGGCCTTGGCCAAGCGCTTCAGCTCTGGGATCGAAGCATCATAGACGCCGCGGCGCTTCAGCTCCCGCGTCAGCCTCGAGATGCGCTCGGTGATCTCGTCGAGGTCGTCTGCCTGATCCTTGTATTGCTCGAAGTCCGGCGTTGGCACAAAGCTGTCCGTTGCCACCACGGCCTGAAGCGGCTCGGCGCAAGGAAAGAATTCCTCGAGCTTGTAGGGGTCCTCATCGATCCTCAGGGCCTTGGCGTGGCCCTTGACGATCCAAAACCGCTGTTTTGTCGACTTGGACCAGATCTCCCAGACCTCGGCCCGCTTCACATCGTCGGGAACGTCTTTCGAGCTTTGCCGCTCCGTTCCCTCAGGCGCCCAGTTCAGCGGAACAGTTTCCGCACTCTCGAAACCGTTCGTTTTCAGGTCGTCGCGGGTCATTTTGTGGCAGAACCCGACCCACCAAACGTCATCCCAGGTCCGCGCCGGTGAATGCAAGAAATCCTTATTGGCAACAAAGACTTCATAGAATTTTTGATCTGCAATCACGTCCTGGCCGGTCTGGTCCTTGACGATGACCGGCTCATACATGATCCGCACAACGCCGCGTCCGGGGAGGCAGCGATCCAACACAGCGGTTTCAAAGGCACGGTCATGCTTGGAGTTGTCCGCAAGGCACCCAAGCGCCCGCTCGAGCATTTCCGCCCCGGTGCGGGCCACAACGTCCTTTTTCTGGCTGTGCTTGCGCCGCACGTCCGGCTTAGCCGCCTTGCCGTACAGAGCCGACCGCACGGTTTCCGTGTTTGAATAGAGAATCCCGAACCGGCGCGACGTGCGCCGCTTCTGTATCGCGTCCTTCTCAGCCCGGTAGCGCGCAATGATGCTGTCGCCGGTCTTCCAGAAGTCCTTGTGCTGCCGTTCCGCATACTCAAGTTGCATCTGCCAGAAGCGCGATGCGGCGACGGGATCGGGGGCCGGCCGCTCTGTGCCCTCCCCGTCCTTCTGTGTCTCACTCATCGCCATCTAGTTCCTCGAGCATTTCATTGAGGGTCTTGGGCTTTAGAAGCGCTTTCAAAGCGTCCTGGGGCGGGGGCTCCGGCGTCAACTGCTTCCAAGCCATAGCCAGGTATCGGAAGGCGTCTGCCGCGTGCGAAGTCCAGTCATGCAGCGGCCTGTCGTGAAATACGGATGCGTTCTCGTCGTACTCGCTGCGGTACTGGCGGAGAGCGTCCAGCCCGTATTCCGTCCGTTCTTCGTCAAACCAGCACCGGGGCAACGTCTCGCGCACCGCGTTGATGCCGTCCTGCAAGGTATGGCCCGGAATCACGCGGGGCTTGCGCTTCAGATCCACAAGGGTTTCAACCCGGGTCCGGCCGGTGCCTAGCTCGCGCACCTTGGCGTCATGCGGAACCCAGTCGTCGCCGTAGGCATAGCCCTTCGCCTCGAGCACGCTGGCATAGTGCGGCAGCCCATGGCCGTGGCTCTCATAGAAGTCTACAATCCTGATCTCGGGCCCGATGATCTGAAAGAACCAAATCGCCGTGCTGTCGCCTATGCCGAGGTCCCATGCCGTATGAACGGGCAGATCCGCCTCAAGCCTCACCGTGCCGATCCTGCCGGCCTCTTTGGCCGCGACAAGCTCTTTTGTGTAGTAAGCGCCTTCGAAAATGGTGGCGAAATCCCCTTCCCAGATGTGGGAGTAGCGCTCAGGCCGGTCCCGCACATCACGCTGCCGTGTGCGCTCGAGCACGGACGGAAACCAAGGATTGTCCCGCCAGTTGACCTCGACAATCCTGAACCTGGCGTCCCCCTGGACCTCCCGAAACCGCTTGTGCGTCGGCGACCGCTTGCTTTCAGGGTTCCACGTCACCCAAAGCTCGGAATCTTCCTCACGCAGCGTTGGGATCAGCTTGACCCAGGCTTCCTCTGTGACGGGCTCCGCTTCGTCCACCCAACACAGCAGAATGCGCGACTTCGATTTGATGCTGTCAATGTTCCGGTCGAGGCCCGCAAACTTGTAGGCCACGCGGCCGGACTTGGTGCGGATGTACTTCTCGCCGATCTCAAAATGCGCGTGGAGCCAGGGCTCGGACCGGATCGCAGCCTTGATCTCCTCCATTGAGGAATCATCCAAGCTGTTCATGAACTGACGTGCGCAGAGAACGATCCCAGTACGGCCAGCCTTGTCCCACATGTAGGCCCGGATCGCCGTCATTTTGGCGAATGTGCGGGTTTTGCCAGACCCGCGGCCCCCGTAGGCCCCCCTTACGTCAGCTTGGCCGGTGAATATGGGGATGAGTTTCGGCGGCAGTTCGATCTGTGCTGTGGCCATCCGGGCTCGTTAATTCGATCCGCGTTACCGTCTCAACCGGGTTGTCGGCATCCCCGCTGTGCTGCACATTCGACAGCTTCGGGTGGATGTAGGGCGCGGCATCCTTTGCGAAGTTAGCGGCAGCCGCTCTATCGCCCTCATCCCAAGCTTTGCGCATGGCCCCAAGCATGACCTCAAGCGGCGTGATGCCCTGCTCTGCAGCCGCGTTGGCGATCTCCCGCGTCCTCAGAGTTGCCGAGCCCTTTTTACGCCCGGCGCCCTCGCGTTTACCCCCGCGCATTGATTTCCTTTGATTATTTTCAGGAATCTTTGATTTTCAATCCGTCGTCTGACGGCGCACTTCCGGCTTGGTGCGGAGAGGCCTCCACTGGGGGGCAGGTCCATGCCTACTTACAGCCGGATCGCACAATCCCTCGTCCGATTGTGTCAATAAATTGATTTGCTACGGTTGGCAAGAGGTTACAGGCTAAACTCAGGCCTTTGGCTCCTGTGACTGGCGGATGGCGTTGGCGGCCGAGATCAAGCCGTTCCGCTCACTATGATACGGCTCTTCCAGATTTCCGCTTTTGATCAGCGCATTGACGGTATTCCAGGCTCTCTCCGCAGCCTCTCTCTCTGCATCACGGATGGCAGAGGCGATGAGGCGGCGAACAGCGCAATCACACAGGGTTCCAAGGTGATTGCCGTCGCACCCCAGGCCGTATTCTCTGCAAATCGCCGCCGCTCTCTCTTCTGGGGTCATGGCGTGTCTACATGTGGGGGAGGGAGGGGG